AGGTAGTAGGTAATATTATACATTGTAAAAACTATAAGAGTAGATTGACAAAAGAAAATGCACAAATTGATGTAAGACTAACATATAAACACGGACTTGATAGACATTATGGTCTTTTAGAACTAGGCGAAGAAGCTGGTGTCTTTAAGAAAGTATCTACAAGATACGAAATGCCTGATGGTACAAAAGTGTTTGGTAAGACTATCAATGATGACCCCGAGAAATATTTTACAAAAGAAGTATTAGATAAGATTGATGAATACACAAAAAGAAAATTCACCTACGGACAAGACGAAGATTAAAAGATACGTATTCGCTCAGAGAAACGAAGATGATTTTACTTGTATAAAAATCATTGACGGAATATATGAGGGTGTCATATACAAATATGATAAGGTAACTTTTGAACAGAAACCTTTAGACAGTGGTGATATTCCACTTAGATTTACATATGATATAATGGTAAATCCAAATAAGGTTGATGTTGAGTCCACAGATTTTAGAAATTATATTGGCGATATTTTAGTTGAAATAGTTGACCAACAATTATCAGAGGGTAAATTAAAAATAAATGAGTAACTTTATAAAAACTTATGATGATGTTTTAACAAAAGATCAATGTCAACATTTGATAGATAAGTTTGAAGATAGTAGAATACAGTGGCAAAAAACTGAATTGGATGGTCATAGATCATTTACAGAGATCAATGTCAACCTACATCAGGATTGGCAAGAGTACGTTTCATTATTATATAAAACGTTAAGTGGGTATATTGAAAAATATGCCAAAGATTTTAATATTACAAATAACTGGCCTGAAAAATATGGTTGGGAACAAATTAGGTTTAAAAAATACGAAGTGAATAACAAAGACGAATTTAAAGAACACGTTGATGTTATGGATTATGCTAGTGCTAAAAGATTTTTGGTTTTCTTTCTATATCTAAATGATAACAATGGAGGCTTGACTTCCTTCTCAGAATATGATATAACTGTAAGACCAAGAGCGGGAAGAATGTTAATGTTTCCTCCAATGTGGACACATAAACATACTGCCCATAAACCAATTACGGAACCAAAATATATTATAGGAAGTTATTTGCATTATGTCTGAAAAAATTGAAGTTACTATATTAAGAAACTTTATCTACAACGAAGAGTTTACTAGAAAGGCATTGCCTTTTGTTAAAGAAGATTATTTTACAAATAGAAATGAGAAAATCTTATATAGAGAAATTGATGACTTTGTTAACAAATATAAAAACATTCCTACAAAAGAAGCTCTACTTATTGAACTTGGTCAAAGAAAAGATATTAATGAAGAAGAGTTTAAATCTACCAAAGAATTAGTTAATTCACTAAATGACAATCCTGTCGAACAACAATGGTTGTTAGATACAACTGAAAAGTTTTGTAAAGATCGTGCCGTACATAATGCCGTATTAAGTGGTATTAAGATATTAGACGGTAAAGATAAAGATAAACAACCTGAAGCAATACCAAGTATTTTATCAGACGCTTTGTCTGTTAGTTTTGATAATCATATCGGGCACGACTATATTGATGACTCTGAGGACAGATTTAGATTTTATCATACAAAAGAAAAAAAGTACCAATTTGATCTATCTTATATGAATAAGATTACAAAAGGTGGTGTTCCACCTAAAACACTTAATATTGCTCTTGCAGGTACAGGTGTTGGTAAATCTTTGTTTATGTGTCATTGTGCTTCTCATTTTTTAACACAAGGTCAGAATGTATTGTATATTACTTTAGAAATGGCTGAAGAAAGAATTGCTGAAAGAATAGATGCTAATTTATTAGATGTAACTATTGATGATTTACACACAATGCCTCAACAACTATATGAGGGTAAGATTGGTAAAATTAGAGATAAGACTTCTGGTAAATTAATTATAAAAGAATATCCAACAGCATCAGCTCACGCTGGCCATTTTAGAGCATTGTTTAATGAACTTGCATTAAAAAAATCATTTAGACCAGATGTAGTTTTTATTGATTATTTAAATATATGTACAAGTAGTCGTTTCAAAGGTGGTAATATTAATTCTTACACAATGATTAAATCTATTGCTGAAGAACTTAGAGGTCTTGCAGTAGAGTTTAATGTACCTATCTTTAGTGCAACACAAACTACAAGAACTGGTTTTGTAAGTACAGATATTGGCTTAGAAGATACCTCAGAAAGTTTTGGTTTGCCGGCAACTGCTGACTTTATGTTTGCTTTAATGTCTAATGATGAACTAGAAGCTCTAGGTCAAATGAAAGTTAAACAGTTAAAGAATAGATATAATGACCCTAGTATAAACAAGGCATTTATTATTGGTGTTGATCGTTCTAAAATGAAATTATATGATGTTTCAAATAATGCACAAAATATCGTAGATGCTAATCAAAGTGAAACTGTAAAGATAGATAAAACTTACGATAAGTTTTCGGATTTTAAAATATAATGAATAAAGATTTATTATCATATGCTAAAAAGTATGAAGGTTTTTTAGATAAAGATTTATGTCAAAGAACTATAGATCAAATTAAAAAACACGAAAATGAATTTATACAACATACTTTTTATGATAACAGTACAGAAATTTCTAAACCATTGTCTGGTGAACAAGAACTGGATATATCATACTTAGATGTACCAGAAAGTAAAGAGATTATGAATAAACTATGGCACGGTATAAAAAGATATATTGAAGAATTAAAAATGCCTTGGTTTGAGGGTTGGGAGGGTTATTCACAGCCACGTTTTAATAAGTATTCAGAAAATAAAAAAATGGCTTTGCACATAGACCACATACACTCACTATTTGATGGTGATAGAAGAGGTATTCCTATATTGAGTTGTTTGGGTGCTTTAAATGATGACTATAAAGGTGGTGAATTTATAATGTTTGGTGATACAGAAATAAAATTTAAAGCAGGAGATTTATTAATATTTCCTTCTATATTTTTATATCCCCATAGAGTTGATCCTGTAAAAGAAGGAACTAGATATTCATATATCAGTTGGGTATGGTAATGAAAAAAAAGAAAACATATATTCACGTCAACCAACACGTGATTAGGAGTAATAAAAAAAATAATGAAAATAAACCTGTTATCACAGTTAAACAAGGATCTAAAAATACTTATTGCCACGAGGTGGCCGTTAAAGGTGAAAGTAGGATTATGTATGGCGGTAATGATAAGCCTCTTTTACCTTGTGGTGCTCGTGTCGTAATAGAAACTGAAAGTGAAGTGGAGATAATTAAATAATATGCCGAGAAAACAAAAAGTCAAATTTCATAAAGGTGATAGAAGACCAAAGTCTAATAGTGAATATATTAAGTTAAAATATACAGTAGATATGGTAAAGAAAAGACGAAAAATACTATGGCAAGTTATAGAATCTCCAAGTGAAAAGGTAGTTTTTGAATCATTTTTTGAGGAAGATGCTCAATCTATTGCTAAGTTTCAAAACAAAAACCAAGTATGGAAATGGAACGGTGGCATACCATCTTTTTTATGTGTTAAATAAATAACACTTGCCAAAACCTATAAATAGTGTATAGGTAGAAAATATGGCATATACACTATTTCCAAAAACTCTAACAGAGATAAAAAAGTTACAGGCACCAAAAACAAAGATTGATGAAATACTTAATCTTTACGCCTATCTTACGTCTAAATTTAAATCAGTAGATAGTCCTATCAATATTGATCCTCAGAAAGTTACTACGGTAAATGTTTCACGTGATTTGGATGGTATGATTGATATTAATAAGATTAGGTTAGACGCTAAGTTAAGTAATATAAAAATTAAATTTGGTAATGGTTCAAAGGGTGGTCGTGGTGTAAAAAATAGGGGTAACTTATTTGAAAATACGTATGCAACAGCAATACAAGATTACCACGCAGGTGAACAAGTATCAGATACTACAATGATACCTTCAATTGAACATTTGTATAAAACTTATAATTTAAAAAAATATAAAAATTTATTTGTCAAACAAGAAGGTGCAGCTAATACAAAAAGACCGCTAACTTTTGTAGGACCAGATATTATAATTAAAGCAGCTGGTCAAACAGGTAATGATGTAGGTAAATTTGTTACAGATGTTACATTACAAGATAAAGAAAACGGAAAACCTGTTGCCTATTTAAGTTTAAAATTAGGTGGCACAACTACCTTTTTTAATGTGGGTACAAAAACAATTCTTACAACACCAGAAATAAAAGCAAATAAAATTACTAACGTAAATGGTAAAAGATTATTAGATTTATTTAATGTAGATCATTTTGAATTTTGCAGAATATTTAATGGTAAGATGAAACAAGGTTATAATGAAGATGTTTGGCCTAAAATGACTAGTGTAAAAAGAAACAGATTAGAAAAACTAATACAATCAGGTATAGGTTTTAATTACCACGTAATTCATAAAATGGGCGCTACTATAAAATCAACTAAAATAGACCAGAGATATATGGTAGAAGCTGCTAGACCACGTTCATTGAGAATATACTATGGCGGAAAAGGTGGAAATGGTAAAAGAATTGATATGGAAATATTAACACCGAAGTATGAATTGAAGTTAAATATACGAGATACACAAGGTGGAGACGGTTATCCTACTAGGTTAATGGGTGATTTTAAGTATCTTTAGGCTTGACTTTTAAACCTAGGTATGATATAATATAAATAGTAATAGTTTGATATATTGTATGGAAATAGTGATTATGTTAATGGATAAAATGAGGGAAAAATGTTTAGTTTTAAAGGATTTATTACAAAGGGTCAACAAAATACTCACTTAGAGCATTTAGAAGACGCAATCATAGATAAAGGTATTAAGGGCGGTAAAGATGCCGTTATGTTCCTAAAATCAGTTAAGAAGATGTTAACCGGTAATATCGGTGGCAAATTAAATGTAACTGTAAAATGGGACGGTGCGCCTGCTGTCTTTTGTGGTATCAATCCAGAAAATGGCAAATTCTTTGTCGGTACAAAATCAATCTTTAATAAAACTCCAAAAATAAATTATTCAACTGGTGATATTAGAATGAATCACTCAGGTGAACTTGCTAATAAATTAACAGTTTGTTTAAGAGAATTACCAAAATTAAATATTAGAGGTATCTTACAAGGAGATTTACTCTTTACAAAAGGTGATGTTAAGACAACTAATATAAATGGCGAAGACTTTTATACATTTACGCCAAATACAATTACATATGCAGTACAGAAAAATAGTGAAATGGGTAAGAAAATATCCAGAGCAAGATTAGGTATTGTATTTCACACATCATATTCAGGTAAAAAGATGGATGCTTTATCAGCTAGTTTTGGTGCATTATCTGGTGTACCTAAAATATCATCTATCTTTGTTACAGACGCAACATACAAAGACACTTCAGGTTCATCTACATTTAATAAAACTGAAATGTCGGAGTTTGATAACATTATTAGAATGGCTGAAGGCTCATTAAGTAAGGCAGCTCCTATTCTAAAAGAATTTGATACTTCCGATCCTCTATCTGTAGGATTTAGATTAAAAACATATTTTAATTTTCATATTAGAAATTCACAAGGCGATATGGCAAAAGTAAAAGATCATATGAAAATGTTTAGAGAATATTATAATAATATTTTACAACAAGAAATGGATGCTGTTAAAAGAGAAGAAACAAAACAGAAATACAAAACTATTAGAGATAAAGGTTTAACTTTTATAGATAGAAATACACAAGCATTATATTTTACAATTGCTTCACACGTTAGTTTACAAAGAGCAAAAAACTTTTTAATTAAAAAACTAAATCAAATTCAATCAATAGGTCATTTTATTAGAACACCAGACGGATTTAAAGTAACAAATCCTGAAGGATATGTTGCAGTTGATAGAGTTGCAGGTGCAGTAAAATTTGTTGATAGAATGGAATTTAGTAGAGCAAATTTTAACATAGCAAAAGATTGGGTTAAAGGATAATGGCAGTAGGATACTTAACAGAACAAAATATTAATATAGCAAG